TGGAACCACAGAGTATGGTACTTCGGTATTCAACCCAATGCTTATTCGCTGGAGCGCAGCGGAATCTGTGACGGACTGGGAAATCTTGGCCACGAGCCAAGCGGGGTTCCTTACGTTGTCCCACGGTTCTCAGATTATTGGTGCATTGCAGGCTCGACAGGAAATTTTGGTGTGGACGGACTCCACGCTGTATTCGCTTCAGTTTGTGGCCAACGAGCCGTGGTGGACTTCGCAGCTGCTTGCTGACAACATCTCTATTGCTAGCCAAAACGCCATGGCTGTTGCTTCCGGGGTGACCTTTTGGATGGGTATTGACAAGTTCTATCGCTACGACGGTCGCACCCAGACGTTGCGCTGTGATTTACGCCAGTACATTTTTAGCGACATCAACGTGTCGCAGTCGGCTCAGATTTTTGCCGGTACGAACGAGGGCTTTAACGAAGTCTGGTGGTTCTATTGTTCTGCCAACTCCACCGCTATCAACCGTTATGTGGTCTACAACTACGCCGAAGACATTTGGTACTACGGCTCAATGGGCCGTACGGCGTGGCTGGATTCCGGTCTAAGGGATTACCCTATGGCAGCTACGTACAGCAGTAACTTGGTGTATCACGAAAACGGGCTGGACGACGCTACAACCAGCACGACACTGCCGATTGAGGCATATATTGCTTCTGCCGAATTCGATATTGAAGATGGACACAAGGTCGGTTTTGTATGGCGTATGCTGCCGGACATCACGTTTCGTGGGTCTTCGGCCACTACCCCGTCTGTGACTATGTATCTGCGCCCCATGCAGAACTCTGGTTCTGGGTTCAACGTCCCCGAATCGGTGGGCGGTTCCGCCAGCTACCCGGTATCAGAAACTGGAACAGGCACGTCCTACGAAATTGAAGAATTTACCGGCCAGATCAATACCCGCGTGCGTGGACGCCAGATTGTGATGGAAGTAAAGTCCACGGGCCTTGGTGTGCAGTGGCAGCTTGGTTCCCCCCGACTTGACATCCGCTCGGACGGGAGACGTTAATGACGTACATAGTATCCACCGCAACTGAGCTGCGTCGCGGGTTCGTCGCACCTGCCCTGCCTAACTCGCCAGAGACGTATTCCAAGGCTGAGTTCGACAAGTTCAACAACGTTCTGCGTCTGTACTTCAACCAGATCGACAATTTTTTGGGGCGCTTTATGACCTCTGCCAGCACTGAAGTGCCTATCTTATTTCCTTCCACTTCGCAGGATGCGTTTGGTCGCCTGCGCGTCAGTAACCCTTTGACGCTGTTTGACTCGTCCCATCGGTATGCAGACAACAACTTGTGGGCAAGCAGCATCACTGGCACCGCAGCCGCGACGTTTAGCGCGGACGAAGGCTTGGTTAACCTGACTGTTGGCTCGGCCAGCGGCGACCAAATCATTCGCGAAACCATCAAGGTGTTTTCGTACCAGCCGGGCAAGAGTCTGTTGGTGATGAACACCTTTGTGTTTGGCACGGCCAAGGCGGGCCTGCGCCAGCGGGCGGGCTACTACGGTGCGGCAAACGGCATTTACTTTGAGCGTGACGGAACGACCAATTACATGGTCGAGCGCAGCAGCGTGACAGGTTCTGTGGTCAATACCCGTGTGGCGCAGGCAAACTGGAACCAAGACCCGATGGACGGCACCGGCCCGTCAGGCTTGACGCTGGACTCCTCCAAAGCGCAGATTCTGTACATGGACGTTGAGTGGCTGGGGCTTGGCACCGTGCGCACAGGCTTCATCATCAACGGCACGTTTATCCCGGTCCATAACTTTGACCACGCCAACCTTGTCACCACCACATACATCACGACCGCCTCTCTGCCACTGCGATATGAGATGACCAACACGGCGGCTACTTCCGGGGCCAGCACCCTCAAACAGGTCTGCTCAACCGTAATCTCTGAGGGCGGCTACGAACTGCGCGGCGCACAGTTATCCGCTGGGAACACCATCACGTCCCCCGCCACGCTAACTACTGCCGGAACGTTTTACCCCATAGTATCAATTCGCCTGAAGGCAACCCGGCTAGACGCTATTGCCATTTTGACAGCGGTGTCAATCTTAGGCATTACAAACAACGCAAACTACAAATGGGAAGTGGTTGCGCAAGGCACGACAACGGGCGGCACTTGGGTGAGCGCAGGAACAAACTCTGGGGTGGAGTACAACATTACTGGCACCGCCTTCTCCAGCACCGGTGGGCGTGTTTTAGCAACCGGCTTCTTCCAAGGCTCCAACCAAGGTTCAGCCAGCGTGGACATTCTTAAAGAGGCGTTGTTCGCCTCCCAGCTGGAGCGCAACCCCTTTACTGCCACCGCTTATGAGTTGACGCTGGCCTGCACGGGGGCGTCCAACGGAAACCAAGTGCTCGGTTCTTTGGACTGGGAAGAGATCAGCCGCTAAGGCTACGACCTGACGCAGTAAGGAAAAGATATGGCCAAGCCACCACATGATATGAAAGGTATTGCTGCCCTGCTGGCTTCCCAAGGCCGAGGCGGTGACACCATGCTTGCGCACATCAACCCGCAAGAAGCTGGAATTTTAAAAGCGCTTGGTGGGTCTGGGACCATCAACCCTGAGACAGGGTTGCCTGAATTTTTACGATGGAAAGACCTGAACCCTTTTAGAGCCGTACAAAACGTTACGGGCATAGACCTGATTGGAACAGCGCGGCAAATCACTGGAGGCGTGGCTGGGGGGATTGAAAACGTAGCCCAAAAACTTGGCCAAACAATCGAAGCAATTGCCAGCGACCCGAAGAAACTGGCGGCGGTTGCGGTGATGGTGGCATTCCCTGGCGCGGCAAGCGCTGTTGGGGATTTCATCCTTGGTGACGCATTGGCTGTCGATGCCGCTGTTGCCGCTGGGTCAATGAGCGCTGCCGAAGCATCAATGGTTGGCGCTTCAGCTCTGGGCTCTGGTTCTGCGGCGTCCGCAATTGTTGGCCAAGCCGCCATCAACGCCGCCACAAATGGCGGGGATGTTGAGCAAGCTGTCAAAGCAGCTTTGATTCAACAAGGTCTTCCTGCTGCAATGAAGTCCGATGTCATGCAGTCGCTCAACAAAGACATGGTGGATTTGTTGGGGAAATATGGCGCACAAGCAACCACCCAGGCTGGTCTTGCCGCCATCATGGGCAAAGACCCAGTTGCCGCATTTGTGTTTAGCGGGGCGCAGGCTGCTACTGATTTAATCATGACGCAGACCGGGGCGAACGATCTGCTTAAAGATTTGCCAAAGGCTGCGCAAAACGCTGTTCGCGCTTCAATTACTGCGGGGCTTACCGGAAAAGATGCGGCCACTGCAACGGCAAACAGCTTGGTCGGTTCCATGGTCAAGGGCGCGCAAACTGCAATAGCTGGCGCACAAGCAACGAATGGCCAAACTATTCTGACCGGGGATCAAATTAAAGCGGTTGGTGAAAGCCTCATTCAGCCTACAAGCGGCGCACTGCTAGACAACACCATGCGGTATGCACAACTTATGCAAGATGGGAAAGTGCTAAACGACCCCAGCATGCTGACGTATGTGTCAATGCAGTCGCCCTCTGAATATTCTCAGATAGAAAAATACCAGATGTCTCGCGTGCCGGAACCCGCTCCGGCACCCGCGCCCGCACCTGAGCCTGCTCCGGCACCTGCTCCGGCAACAGATGTCGCGGTTGCACCTTCAAATACCAACACGGCAGAAGTCAATGCTGGAACGCAACAGCTTGTTGATGATATTTTGAATTCGCAGGCTACCCAGGATACGGGCACGCAAGTGGCGGATGCCAGTACCAAAACCGAGCCCAGTACCGTTGTAAGCGATAGCGAACCAACTAACGTTGTGCAAGATATTTTGAACAATACCGGATCCAATCAGCTGACCGATCAAGAACTTGCAGACATTGTGGCGGGCGGTGTTGGCGATGCAACCCTGACTGGCGGCACAGGCGAAGATACCCTGACTGGCGGGCAAGACTCCGTAGTAGGCGGCGAAGCCACAACCCAAGGCGGCACCGGTGCCGACACAATTGTTGGGGGTACAGATACTGGCCGGGGGTCTGACCCGGACTCAAACGAGCTTAATCCGAATGATCTGCCTGCGGACGATGGCACCACAGACGGTATCCAAGAAGTCATCGACCCGGGCCAAGTGGCGGATGACGGGACGACTGACGGTATCCAGGAAGTCATTGACCCGGGCCAAGTGGCGGACGATGGCACCACAGACGGTATCCAAGAAGTCATTGACGATAACAAGGCCGAAACCGAGCCGACGTGCGCGGAAGGGTTTCATTGGGACGGCAACATGTGCGTTGCCGATGACGATAAGGCTGACACGTCTACAACTTGCCCTGACGGGTATATTTTTGACTTGACTACGCAGTCTTGCGTGAAGATTGGGGATACTACAACCACGACCAAGCCAACCACGACCAAGCCAACCACGACGCAAACCACGCAAACCACGCAGACTACGCAGCAGCCGGCATTGACCCAGCAATCCTCGTCTGGCCTTAACTTGGGGGCGCTTTTGGCTTTGATGGGCGGGAGTGGACAGCAGGCACAACCTACGCAGCCTGCGGGTGCAGACCTTAGCGGGATGGTGGATATCGAAGAGTTGCTTGCAAATCCCTTGCAAGCAGACCCCCGCAAACGGGCAAGACAGTCTAAAATGGCAGAAGGCGGGTCCATAGACGACCTCCTTGAGCTACTTAACGGAGGAAAATGACTATGCCATTTGATTACGCAACAGGTGATTGGTACGATGACGGGACCGATTCCGACCCCAACGCTAACAGCACCACCAGTAGCGACAGCACTTCCAATGACGACGACACTGATACTGGCAACACCGGGAACGAAAGCGGCACGGACCTAGAGACTCCCGCAGAAGCGGCCGCGCGCGAGTTGCAGGAGCGCGACGATTTCTATACGTCTATCGGCATTGACCCCGCGTCAATGAAAGACGCGCCGCCCGAAACCATTTCTCGCATTAACGAGATCATCAAAGGCGACGCATACAAGGCCAGCCCTGACCTCGTCAAAACGCTCACGGGGGCGTTTAAGAAAACGGTTAACGGTAAGCAGGTTACCGACTGGGATAAGGTTGGACTGGTTGGCGGGCTGCTGGCCAAAGCCACGGGCTTGACCAAGCCTGAGACCCCGGGCTACAAAGGCACCGTCAAGAACTACGAAGCGGTCCGCAAGGCCATTGATTACGACGATCCTAACCGTCGGCCCGGTGCCGGTGGCCGGCAGTACTTTACCGACACGCAATACGCTGCAACTCCTGCGGAAGTAACCGCTGCCAAAGCTAAAGCCGACACGCAAGCCGCAGGCATCTTGCAAGGGTACACCCGAGCCGCTGTTCCCACATCTAAATGGAACGCTTCCAATTCGCTGGCTATGCCGTGGGTTAAGAACACAGCTGCGGACGCCACGAAAACCGGCGGTACCACGACTGGCGGTACCACGACCGCCGCCGCTGCTGCACCTGAGTTTGAGACCCCTGCTGCCCGCGCAGCCCGGTTTGGCGCCATGATCCCGGAAGCCATCAAGTTCCCGGAGCGGGCTCAGTCTGAGGTCATGTCAAACCTGCGCCAAGGCAACATTGGCAGCAGCCCCACGCATTTGGGCCTTGGCTTCGGCGAAAACATCAACATGAACAATAACAACCCGAACTACAGCATCGGGAACCCTGCCAGCAAGTCTGACTACCAAGACTACGGCGAGGTTGACTTCTCACAGGACGACCTTCGCGCACACCCCATGCCGGTGGCGTCCAACCCATCCTTGGTTGACCCCATGGAGTCCGCGAACTCAAACCAAAACATTGATCTGCCGGTACAAGCCGCACAAGG